TTTGAATTATTGATGAACTGTTCATAAAATGTTTTTGATGATAACAATGTTTTGGTTTCATATGAATCATCATTTATAAACAATTCAACACTTTCATCAGAATATTCTACTTTAGTATTCTTTGCTATAAAAGTATCACCGTTGTAGTATTTTTTATCATTATGAAGAACATATCCTGTACCGCTAGTTTTCACAAGATAATTAACTCCGGTTATTATAATGTTTCCGGTTATTTTTACTTCATATGGTAAAGCACCATCTATTCTGAATATTACAAATTTTGATGGTATAGAAGATTCTAAATATATTGGGGCAAACAAGGAAAATTGTTGTGGATATAGACGATTTTGATTTTTTGAAAAACCATATTCATATTGTTTTTCATATTGTTTTTCATACTTATCCTGTACCGTTAAATCATCATATTTTCTACCACTTTCAAATATTATATCGCTTTGAGTTTTATGACTATTAAAAAATTTACATACATCAGAACTATATCTAGATGTAACAGGTGATACTTTGTATTTTTGATAATATGTTTGTGATAATTCTTTGTTAACTGGTATCGAATTCAAATACACATTGTCAGTATCATCAACACATATTTTTACATTGCCTGTTAATTTACTGTTAGTTCTTAATAAAAGCTTGCTGTTGGACATGAATATAATTTAGTAATAATACTCTATTATGGTATATATCCTAAAATTAAAGGTTTTTCAGACGAAATTTCTGACAATTTAAAACAGAAACATATCTCTGTTTCATCACTTCGGAATAATTATCATTTGAATCATATATTCCGCATTTTATATCATAAAACCCTTGTTTGGTAAATCGATATATTAAGTTAACAGATAATGTCTCTGCCACTATATCTTGTGTGTCTGAATCTATGATAGTCCATTTTGCTTTTTTCTTGCCGGGAACTTTTGAATTATCATAAACAAAAGCAACAGGAATCATAATGGGAACTTCAAATCTATCATCAAAAAATCTAACATTATCATATGTATATGGATCATCATATCCTTTAGCCAAATATACGGCACTTGAATTTTTCCACATCATTTCCAATTCTAGCCAAGTGTTTTTTGAACTATTCCAACTATCAAATAGTAAAGGAGCATTTTCTATTTCATAATATAAATCTTGTGAGCCATCATCTTCTGTTCTATCAGTAATACCTATCATAGTATCACCATATGAACCTTTTGATTTACTTACACAATCTACATATGCAGGACTACCATCAAGAGGTCTAGCCACATAATCAAAGTTAGATATTTTATCAGATGTTTCATTTGATAAAAAATCAGCTAATGATTTAAAATCATGTATATTTAAACCGACAGGGAAAACAAATTGGTCGCCACCTATGTTAATGCTTCTTATACCATCTGCAATAAATCTATTTATAGTAAATCTTGCAGGTTTTTCATGAACTGTGCTTAAATCAGCATATCTAACAAATTCAAAATCAGACCAAGGGTTATTATAATCAGACCATGATATATCTCTATATCCTATATTTACATCATTAGGATAATCATATACCAATGAAAAATAGGCTGCTGATGACATAGACCTATTTGTTATTAAGTCTCTTCCTATTTTGAATTTAGAATTATCGTTTATAGGTGATTTCCAATCAGATGATGTTTCATTCCATGATATTTTACAACCACTAAAGTTTTGTAATTTACCATCATGTATTTTATAATAAGCAGCAAAATCTGCAGCTTTGTTTGAAATTAAAACAGCATCTTTTTTTGTATGAGTTGATATTACTCCATTGTAGCCATATAAAATCAAAGTTACATTATATTTTCCATCATATGGCACAACAACAGTGTGTTCCTTCAATGATTCTATATCACCCCTTTTTCTATACTCAAATCCTCTACCACTTCCTGGCGGTTCTGCATATTTAACATACCATTCAATATCATAGTATTGTAATGTAGAAAAATTGTTAAATGTTAAAATCATTGATTCATTATCACCATCAACCCATCTCATTGTAGCCTCAGACCACGGTGTATCAAAAGTAGTATTTTTTAATTCTAGCGGAAAGCCAACCGGAATATCTTCCTGGTCATCTTTAAAACTAGGTTCTTCTAATTGATAATTATTAAAAAAACTAACCCAGCAAGTACCGAATTCATAAACCCTCACATTGCTATTGTCATCTGCTGTAAGAGCATTTGGTAAGGTACAAACGTATTGTTCAAGATATCTTAAATCTTGAACTTTTCCTTTAATATTACTAGAACTATTACTTATAGTGAATTTTGGGTGTATTTGGTGTTGGATTGATAGTGTTTGGTTTTTATCAGTCCAAGTGTTCATTTTGTATTTTGTAAAATACGAAGCTTGACCTATTATATCAAGAATTTTTGAAACACCACCAATGTTCCTGCTATAAATATAATTTTTTAGACCATAAAGCTTTATCAGAACTTCTTGTTGACTATAAATGTTCGATTTTTTTGTAATTGGCAGCCCAAATTCATCAAATTCACCTGTTTCTTCATTTATGCTATAAAATAAACCAAAATTACATGTTTTTTGATAAGGTGCTTGAGGTATATCAGGAAGCGCACTTAATTTACCATAATTTTCTATTTCTACATCTCTTGCTAAATATTTTGAATTTTCAGGATTAAACCAATATTCCTTTAGCTTTATATCATAATAATCAAAAAATTTTAAAGTATTTAAAATACCCTTATATGATGAAAAATATGGAACAAGATTATGATGTTCTATTAAAAATTCTTTTCTTTTCCTATTAAGCAATTTATAATCAGGTAATGCCTCATTAATATCGGAAGTTTTAAATATAAATTCTTCCGAATGTGATATATGCTCACCAAAATTCCCTAAAAGTACATTGAACCTCTCGTCCTCTCCGATAGCCTCACCATATAAATTAATTTTTGCAATTACTTCACCAAAAGTGTCTTTAAAATAAAAAGTGCTTTCAAATTCGTTTTCTTCATTAGAGCAAAACCATATATTAGCTATAATAGCCGAATTATTAAGTGTAGGTACTGTTGTTAGCCCATCCGATATATCATAGCCAGAAGGTATATTACCATCTGTTACAGATATTGTTTTTGTAAATATTTTTTGTACAGTAGGTTCAACACCATTTCCGGCTATTTCATATAGACCAAATTGCTTTACATCTTCATCGGTTGTCGCATACCACAAAAAATTTGGTGTAACATCACCCATATACACAGGCTCACCATATACAGTTTGTGAACCATATTTTTGCTTTTCAACAACATATATAGTTTGATTTTCATAAAGTCCAACACTTACTTCCGGAAAATGTAAAGTTCCTTCCCAAATACCGTCTTTATAGACAAAATTTAGTGGCTCACCGTTTTTATTAAAAAATAAGAGATTTTTATATTTTACCCAAGGTTCACTAAACATTTATAAAATATTACAGAATATTTATTATAATGGTTACTTGTGATTTTTAATAAATATATGTTAACAATGATACCTCTTAAAAATAATGTTGTTGTAAATCAAGATACTGCCGTTTTATCAAAAGGAAATTTGGTATTGATGGCAAAAGAAACACGTAACAATAAACCTAGTTCAGGTATTGTGATAGCAGTTGGCAAAGATTGCAAAAGTTTAAATATAGGTGATAAAATAAAGTTCTCCGAGTATGCAGGTGTTTATTTTCAATATGAAAATAAAGAATACCTTTTAATGTCTGAAACAGAAGTAGATGTAAAAATAGTCGAAGAAATTTAAGCTACCTTCTTCTTTTCTTCTTTTTTAAGCATTTTATATTCGGTTACAAATTGTTTTATTGTAACAGCAATATATTCTTGTTTTTGTTTGCTGATATCTTTTGTTTGATTTGATGTGTTTGATGGCAAATCGTTGGCTATGAGTAATAAAAACATAGTAATATCTCCTACCCTCACTTTATCAACAACAGTAGCTTTTGTTCCATCTTTGTGTTCATATATAGCAAATTTTGATGCCATGATATTTTCAATTGATACATTAGCCTCATCTTTAAATATAACTTCTATGTGGTCAGCCAATTTATAACCTGTACCAATCCTTGAAATGATAGCATCCTTACCTAGAATTTTACGCAAAAAAGTAATTGCTATATCAACTACTCTTTCTACCCTGAATTCATTTTCCCAACACTTCAATATCAATTGTTTGCGTGTGAGAAACTGTCCTTTGCTTTCTGCCAAGGCAATGAGCACATTGTAATCTCTGTTGCTGATATTGGTTGTTTTGTTTTTTCCGTTTACAAACGTAGCAGGTTTACCATCTACTGTAACTTGCATTCCTGCTCTGTTAATTTCGATTATCATAAATAAAGGTTGGGAGTTATTTATTAGTGGTTAGTTTATTTTATTGATAATATAGGTAAGCACATTGTTTCTATATAGCAGTCTTTTATTTCTTGAATACCCTTATGCTCTCCGTAATCTACCTTGTTTAAAGATATATTCGGACGATACTTCGAAAAATATCTAGTAGTAGTCCAGGATATACCGCTTGGGCTAGCCATATCCAAAGTTCCGATAACTCTTAATAAATTATCCATCGTGGTTGGTTTTGTGTTAACTATGTGTTAATAAAAACATAGCAAAAAACGTGCCAAACTTTACAAATTGTTAACACAATTATAGAGACCGTTTCCGACAAGTAGCATGGGGTATATAATATATTATGACAGCCATTTTGTCATATGACAAAAAGTCAGTTGTCATGTCTTTGATATATACACTATAAATTTATTAAATGGCTACTTCCGTATTCCTCAACCTAAACCAATTTATGGTTTTAGAATATATCTATAAAGGTAATTCAGAACAGTATAGTTCGGCTAATGTTAAATTCCGAAAAATAACCAATGGGTATACAGGGGTAAATACCCTCTTGAATGATAAAGATTCATTCAAAACCACCCATAATGTTTCCGATAACAATTTCCAATCGCTTTCTGATGGTAAATTGGTATTATTGGATGATGATTCAGGGTATTATTATCCAGCATATGACAGCAATATACTAGTTGATGATTTAACAATATCACCAAATATCACCGTAAGCTATGATACTGTTAGAGTACATATATTGTCCGGATATAATTTTCAGGATTGCGATGGATTTCAATTAAATTTATCAGCTTTGATGAACAATAACAAAGAATTATATTTTACTTCAAATGGCTTTCTAAAATCGGATACCAACTTATTATATTTTAACCCAAAACCTATTAAACTTTCTGATTTTGTATATGACAAATATTATGAATTAAAGATACCTTCCCTTGATTTTATAATAACGCAACAAGAAAATAATCCAACATCAACTACAACATCTGGGTATAAATTAACAAATGGCGTATTATTTGCAAATCAAAAAACATTATACTGTGAATTCAAAACATTTGAAAAAACGGAAATAAAAAATGGTATATTATATGCAACTATAAAAGATAGTTGGAAATTCCCTTTTGATGCATATGATAAATTTGATTTATTGGTTGCTGATATAAATATGGCTGATGACGGTGATTATTTTGAATTCAATGCATCATATGATGGAAATATCATAGAAAATTTCATGTATTCAATAAATTCTTTGGCAGGTAACAGATTTTATCTTATACATGAAATACGTGTTATAGAGCAAGTAGGTACTACATTTTTTGAAACATCTAGCTTTTCCACTATACAAACTTCTGACTATGGAAAACCACTTTTATTTAGACCTATATTGCAATTAGCAGATAGTGCTGTTTCTTTTAGTTTAGAATACACCATGAGATTGTATAATAAAGATGATGGTAAATCTACTTTCAAAACATCATCTATAACCAGCTATGATGTAAACAAATTTGGTAAAAAAGTAACTAAACTCAATGTTGGTAATGTCGATACTCCACACAGGATATACAATAAACTTGAGCAAGCACCTGTATATGAAATTAAAGATAATACAATAAGCATAACAAAAACAGATACGGTGGTGCACTATGTCAATAGTAATGATATGGTTATTAAAGTTGGTAATGATATGACACCTGATTCCAATATATCAATAGATTTGCATCCATTCATGAATATATTGACTTTTCATATATTAAAGAAACAAAGCAATAGTTCAAATACACAAATTTATGATTTAGATACAATCGGTACTTATAAAATGTCTTTTATAAAGCCTGATAACTCAAAATTATACATAGATGAATTTGTCAGCCAATCATTTTTGAAAACAAATGGAGATATTGCTTTTAAAATTTCTGAATCACAAATAGTGGAAATAGCTACGTATACCAATAAAAATTTTTATATAATATCTTTAACTCCGGAAGGTGAAGAAACTGTATTGGGTAAAGGTGTATATACAGTAAACTTATAACATGAGCAAAAAGGGTGATTTAACAGTATTTGATATTATAAATGATTCTTATATCGGTGAAATTGAGGATGCAAATGATCCAGACCATATAGGAAGATGTAAAATTCGTGTTTTTGGTGTTTTTGGTGAAAAAGATTCTGCAAACAACAGAATACCAACAGAAGATTTACCTTGGGCTTACCCTTTGTATGATTTAAGTTTTGCAAGCAAAAGTGGTGGCAGCGGTAGATTTAGTTCTCCTAAAAAAGGAACAAAAGTAAGAGTGATATTTGATAGAGATAAATATCATCCGAAGTATGTTTCTATTGAAGAGCTAGATGAAAAATTAAAATCAGAACTGGAAAATGATTATGATGGATTTCATAGTATAGTCTTTGATTCTGATAATGGATTAAAAATATATTTTGCCAAAAAAACAGGGTTACTTTTTGATTTTGATGGAAGCAAAATCAATATTTTACCAGATAATTCAATCGTAATTGATCATAAAAATAGTTCATCAACAATTGAACTTAAAGGTAACGATATAGATATCGTTACTAATAGCAATGTCAACATTTCTGCTCCAAATACAGTAACGGTTAATTCAAAGAAAATTCACGAAAACGGTAATCAAGTAGATGTTGGCGCAAATCCAATTTATTCGGCAGTTAATGGAGAACCACTCATACAACTATTACAAATAATGGCAGCCAGCATAGATGCTAAACTCAATACTTCGCCTGGATTAAATGCCAATATTGTCAATGCCATGAAAAATCTTATTTTATCATCCAATGTTAAAGTATCACCTTAATTGATGTTTATATAAAAATGTTTCACAATAAATAAGCCATGGAACATTTTTCATATATTTATGGTTTAGTATGTCCACTAGAAAACATGATAAGATATGTTGGTAAAAGTGGTAATATAAATGCAAGATTAACAAGACATTTGAATGATTATAAATATAAATTAAAACATTCAAGTCTAACTTCCCATAAAGAACACTGGTTTAAAAAATTAGATGATTTAAATATGCTGTATGACATAAAAGTTATACAGTTAGATAAATGTATAAAAGAAAACATATTTAATAGGGAGAAATACTGGATTGAATTTTATAATAACATGTTGGATAAAAAGTTAGTAAATCAAACTTTAGGTGGTGAAGGTGCATATTTAAATGAGGAACAAAAATTACTACACAAGAAAAATTGTGAAACATTCAAGGGTAGTAATAATTGTAATGCTAAACCCATAATTTCAATAAATTTATTAACCAATGAAAAATTGGTTTTTAGCAATGGTACAGACTGTAGAATCCATTTTGGTATTAAAAGATCAACATTTTTGAGCGGTATGATAAAATCCAATAGATCATGGAAAAATAATATATTTGCATATACGGAAGAGCAAATGTCAAATATATTGAAATATAAAAATT